GATAAATCACCTAAATCTACATCTGCTCTTAAAACGTATGCTCTATTGGCTATGCCCAAGAAACTATAGGCTGAAAGTAAACCATATTCATTTTGTTCATCACCATGTAAAGGTGTAGAACCACTTGTTTTAAATGTTGGATTACCATAATTCTGTAATAACTCTCTTTGACTTGTAATCAATTTGAGTTTGTTTGCGTTTGCTGATGTTGTGAAAGCGGCTGTACCACTACCGTCAGGTGCTGTTTTATCCTGTGATGTTGCAATAACAATCAAAGGAACTGAACCGGCACCGGCGGGGGCGTAAAAACTTTCGTCTGTAGTCGTTACACTTACACCAGGACTTACTAAAGTTGCCATATTATTCTCCTTAAGAAATATTCTTACATGTATTTATCATAATACTGTATTTTACTGTATTTAAGGAATTTAGTAGGTATTACGTGGTATTATACTAGTTTAAGAGGTTGTTTAAATTCACCAGTTTTCCAGTCTCTGATGGCTTCAACTTGCTTGGCTAGATCTTCAAGACTTCCATTATTGTCTATAATGTAGTCAACTGGATAGCCTGCCCAGTTCCATTCACTTTCGTGTACGTCTTTATATTTTGTTGTCATAATCTTTCTGCTTACAACGTTTTCGTGTGCCGTCTTTGCTGTTTCAAACCATTCAGGTAGTTCTCCACGTTGTACCCAAATAACAACACCACCCATATTTTTTATAAGTTCAAGTTCATTTATAAAACGAGCATCACTTATAACTGTACATGGAGCATTTTCTATTTGTTTTCTTATGCGGTATTCTAAACTGTTTAACCAAATGTTTTGATCAAAGTGATTTCTAAGTACTTCTGTACCTAAAAGTTGTAATGCTAGTCTGGGAGTAAAGTTTGGTACACCTAATTTTTTAGTCCAAAACATATCAGGCGTTTCTCTAAAGTCTCTGCTTTCAGTTGTATCACCTTCCAACATAGATCTTTCCCAACCAAAAATGCTGGAACATAAATCTTTAAGGGGAGCGGCAAAACTGTCATGAACACAACCACGTTCTACAAACATATTGGCTACTGTATCTTTGCCACTGCCTATAAACCCGGTTATTCCTATTAGCATTATCCTATCACAAATCCTAGAGGAGCATTACCCTCTTCTTTCTGGAAAATACTTTCTCTTGCCTTTTCCATTTCTGCTATTGCTTCTGATTTTAATGCATCACCATTTAACTGTATGGCTCCGCCTGCCCCTGGAAGTCCTGAAGCATATTTACTTCTTGCTTCACCTAACATCATTTTAGATTGTGCTAATGCATAAGCGGCCAACCAATTTGCGGCATAGATATCTTTTAATAAAAGACTTTCGGGTATAAAATTATAAATGCCTACTGCAATTTCTTCTTCGTGTCTTACATTTCTTAAAATTTTAAGTTGTTTAGTATTCCTATTCCAAAGAAAATTATATTCACTTCCAAATATTCTACCTAATACTTCTTTATATTGACTAAATGCATCAAAGACCGCAAGTCCGCCCATTTGCCCTGCTTGTAACAAGTACATATTATTGAACGCAACATCAAAAGGATCAAAGTTTGTGCCACCGCCACTGTTAGTACCGACACCTTTTCTATATAATCTGCGTACTTCCATTACTTCGTCTGGTAATGTGTACTCAGTTACACCTTCTTGTGTGGTTATAAACAGGGCACTTTCTTCTACAGCACCTGCACTAAGTTGTCTATATAAAGCAAGGGACTTGTCTATAGCAACATCATAGTGTGCTCTGTCGAGTTCAACGTCAACCATACCGTCTGCTAGACGTAGTTGTAACTCGTTTACAAGTTCTTCTCTGTTATTATATCCTATTTGATCTACTGGCATAGTACTATTTATCTAATTTTCAATTAAAATACTTTAAGTAGTACAATAGTATCACTTATTCTGCCAGTTAATTTAGTTGGGGTAGTCTTTATTTCTTCAAAAAATGTATTAAATCTAGTCTTTGCAGACCCTTTAATTGCTTTTATTTGCTCTGCAGGCTTACGCAATGTCTTTTGAAAACTAGTAGAAGTATCAAAATCTTTAATAGTTGTGCCTTTTATAGTTAATCCAGTACACATTTCTGATTTTCTGTACACGCCTAATTTTCTTAATTTAGTGTTATAAAACCAAAGTTCTGTTGCATCTATTATTTCAACAGGGTTTATACTTGCTATGCCTAAATCACTGTCATTAATTTGATACTTTAATTTTTTTACAAGTTTGTCCCTATCCATGGGCTTAGGTTTTCTAGGCTTACGAGTTGCTTTGCCTGTTTCTATTAATGTATCACATGCAGTATGTATCTTTTCAAAAAATGCAAAATAGTCTTTACGCATTTTTACACTAAAATGACCGTATCCTTCTTTAATGTCTTGATCTTCCCATGCTAATATTTCTGTTGCTTCTGCAACATCTCTATCATAACTGTCTTTAATAATTTTAGCATGAGCAGGTTTTATAGCAGGTGTATATGCTCTCATATCATTGTATGGATCAAACTTTTTCAAGTCAAATGCTTCTCTGTCTACAAAGTTATCTAACTGTTCTTCCCAAGTTCCACACAATGTTGATACTTGCTCTTTCATACGATCTTGAATACTAATTACTTTAGTGTCCTTTTTCTTTTCTTGTTCTTGTGTTTTAACAGTATATACTTTCTTACCAAGTGCCAACCACTGTGGTTTTTGTTTCTCGTTTAAATACTTTATTGTGCCTTCAGGCCAGTAGCCTAGTTTTTTTGCTACCCAGGCAGTTTTACCCATTGCAGAAAAATAACCTTTATCTATACAGACTGCATACTTTATATCTTCTTTAGTCCAACCACTTTCTTGCTTAATCCATTTTATTAATGCTTCTTGTTTCTTCTTTGTTGCTATTTCGTAGTGGACAAAATATTCAGCATTACTAATTGCTTTCTTTCTTTGTTCTGGATCTGTAAGTAAAGAGAGTTCCTTCCAATTAGGCTCTTTTAATAAATATGTACTTCTCTGTTTTTTTCTTGCCATGTGTGTTTAGTCTTTAAATAATTCTTCCCTAGGATCTAAATAAAGTACCTGTATTGCTTTAGGCCAATTTTTAAATCCTACTATTTCTTTTTTATCTTTAAGTACACTTTTACTTTGAAAAAACTGGGTGATGGTTAGCATACCCATAAATCTGCCTGCCTTTTCTCCTGCTCTAAAACAAAAGTAAGAATTAGCAAGAATGAAGATGCCAAAATATATATAATTTTCCATATTACGCCTCTAATTAAAAAACTAGTCTAACAGATTTCTATTTATTTGTCAAGACTAATTTTATTTAGATGCCAGCCTCTTCGTCTTCCAAAGAAAAGCATATCTAAATGATCTTCTTTTTTGTCTAAGTAGTCTCCATATCTATCAGAAATAATTAAATTTGCTGGGAAAAGGTTACTTTTGACTGTAACATGGACAGAATCATGTATATATGACTCAAATTGTTTGATTTGTAGATTTGAAATTTTAATGTAATCGTCTATAATATCTTGTGTTACAAACTGTTTTGAAAAATCTCCTACAACATTAATGTAATGTTCTACTAAATTATTGTTTTGTATAATAGGCATAATAGAATGGAAAAATTTCCAGCCTTCTATAAACACATTATCTATAGTAGTTTCCATATAACCTGTCTTTTTCCAATCCTGTAATCCTGTTTTCAGTTGATCTAACCAACCGTTTAGTACTATGTCGTTTTGTTTAAGATGGTCATAGAGTTGTGTATAAAATTCAATATATGATTTATTTTGGGTTTGATATAGGTATGTTGATATAATATTAGATATCCCAAACATGTGCAATCCTAAAATGAATGCTGTAAAGACTGCAACATCTTCCATTTCGTTTTCTGAAATAGTGTTAGTGCTTTTTATAACTTCTATAGATTCCGATATCTTATGTTTTTTATCGTATTCAAATTTTTCGTTCTGTACACCATAGAAAAAGTCATATGCATAAAATGTTTTTAAATCGTATTCTTGTATTTGTTTTACATACATTGGAGAGTTTACTAATAGTTGTAAAAAGTAAACATCTAATGTTGGTATTTCATTTATTAATATTTGTTCTAAAGTAGCCTTCCATGTTTCCACAGTTTCACCTGGCATACCTAATATTAATTCTGTAAGGGCAGGAACATTTTTTTCTTTAGCAGATCCTATGATTTCATCTATAGAATTAATTTTCATATTCTTGCGTTTGATATTCTCTAAAACTTCTTCAGTTGTTGTCTGCAAACTTAATGTTAATCCTGTTTGTATGTTTACCTCTATAAATTTCTTTACAATTTCTAATACTGTATCATTACTGTTCTTTGCATAACTTACACTTATGCCACTAGGAAAGCCTGTTTGTTTATTGGTTGCAACAATCATATCTGCAATCATTATATCTCTATCTTTAAAGATTCCAAAGTTACTAGATGTTAATGCAAGGTAGGGTAGTTTATTATCTGCTACCCATTTTAAATCTGCAAGTATACGCTCGTCATACAGTTTATACATTTTACTTGCTGTAGCACTCCCCCAATCACAAAATGTGCAACTGTAAGGGCATCCTCTGTCTGTTTCTAAAGTCGGCACCCATTCTATATCTGGATGTTGTTTTATGAGATCGTCAAATAATCCTAATGTATAAGGACTAGGTAAGTTTAAATCCTGTATCCTGTCAAACTCGTAGACTTGCTCTAAGGGCTTTTTATCTAGATATGCAGTAAGTATCTCTAAAACCGCTAACTCGCCTTCTCCGATTACTATAGAATCAATATAATCATTTTCTTTTAAGAAATTTGGATTTCTGTGAGGTAATTCAGGACCGCCTAGTATAATTTTGATGTTTGGATATGCTTCTTTAAGTACTTTACCTAACATCAAACAATAATTTTTGTTCCAGATATAAAGACTTATAAAAACAATATCGGTATTCTTACATCTATTAACAACACTTTGGAGTTCCTCTCGTCGAAATATCCAATTGTCTACTTGATAATTGTCTTTAATCTGTTGATTTTGTATTAAGTAACTCCAAAGAGAACCTACACTATAAGGAAGGTAATAACTGTTAAGATGTTTAGGTCCAGTCTGAAAATTAGGCTGAACTAAAGTAACATTAAACATTATTTTCCTTTGGAAAATCTTCTATCTTGATTATGTGGTATGTCGTTTTCTAAAACATTTTTCCAAACAGCAATAGTTCTATCAAGACCTTCACTAAGTTCTACTTTAGGAAACCATCCAAGGCGTGTTGTAATTTTATGGTTTGTACTATTAAGTAAAAATATTTCGCCTGGTCTAGGCGGTTTGGTATTCCAATTAACATGTCCTTTCCAGTCTAACTTATCTGCAATCATTTTTACATAATCTTTAATTTTAATAGCATTGTCGGGTCCTATACAAAATATCTCTCCCTGACACTTATCTGGATTTTCAATAACTTGTTGCCAAGCATCAAGTAAGTCATCAATGTAAATAAAGTTTCTGTATGGTTCGCCATATCCTAAATTTATCTCATCTGGATTTTTAATCATTTGTGTTATAATTTGTTCTGTTACAAAGAAGTCGTTATCCTTTCTACCGTATGCATTAGTTTGTCTGATAGCAGTAAACGGCAATCCATAACTTCTGTGTGCATACTCTAAGTATTTTTCACAGCCATATTTTGCAACGGCATACGGAGCATTTGGATTTGGTGGAGTACTTTCATTAAATGCAATAATGCCTTCTTCTTTACCGTCTCTTATTAAATCACTAATTGGTTGCCAACCGTATACTTCCATTGTACTTGCAAACACAAAGTTTTTTAAGTTTGGTAAAGTTGCCGCAATCTCGATTAAGTTTACAGTACCAACATAATTTACTTCACTAAATGTAATCTGTTCATAAAAACTGTCTTGCACTTCTGTTCTAGCCGCCAAGTGAACGATTATTTCAGGATCAAATTGTTTAATTTGAAATCCTACTTTAGCATGGTCTCTTAGATCTTCTTTTAAAAATTCTAATTCATGCTGATCTTTCAATCTTTCGACCATTGCTTGGCCTATAAATCCGTCTGCGCCTGTTATAAATATTCTCATATTATTTCCTTAAAATGTTCCTTTCTCTGCAAATCCTGTAACTTGTAATGTATATCTATTCTGATAACCTAAATTTGCAACATGATGCTCTGCATTAGGTTTGATTACTGTGAAGTCTCCTTTTTTATAATCTATCCAACATTCGTTATCCATTTCAAAATAATGCCCCATTAACCTATCCTGTAGAAATAAATTTATTCTAATAGGTTCCAATCCTTTTATATTAAGTTTTTCGTTCTTAACATGTTCTTTTATTTTATAAAGTGTATCTGTATGAGGTGCTATAAATCTACCTGGTTTAATACAATTTACTGTTGCTACACTATATTTTAAAACATCATCAAATAGATGCTTTACCTGTTGTACCCAATAATCACAATCGCTTTCAAATACTTGATACACCCAAGGTGAATCGTGAGGGTAATCAGGTACTGCAACACCAAGTTTATCCCAAAACCCTGCACTAAAAACAGTATTAGTATGCTCTGTAAATTTGATTCTATAAAGCATTTCATCTGTAACAAATGAAATATTTTTATGTCCCTTATGCATCTTTTAGAACTGTGACTTGACAAGAATAAAAAGGCTCTTCACCCATGTTTCCTGCTATGTGCCAATCATCTATGCCAAACTTTACCCAATCACCTGCTCTCCATTTTACAAAAGGCTGATCGTGTACTTCATAATAGTGTCCACGTTTCCAGTCCTCTAAAAATATCAAGTAACGATAACTAACGCCTGTGCCGTCATCATTATGTTTTTGTTTAAGTTTAAAATGTTTGTCAACATGATATGGAATAGTTTGTCCTGGTGGAATATTAATTACACTAACAACATGATGATCAAAGTCTTGTGGTATTTTTTTAGATAAGTCATGTACCCATTGTGGTGAGGTCTCAAACATCTGCCATATACTACTATTATGTTCTGTGTAATATTGTTCTACAGCAGGCGTCTGTTGATAACACTGGAAGTAATCGTCAAAGTTTAACTGACTCATTTGATCATGAGTAATTCCAAAATTATCTATATGGCCGTATTTAATCACAGTAACTCTCTAATGTACCTTTACGTCTTAGATCTAAAGTAGCACAATGTATACCGCCAGATAGCGTCATAGAATGCCTAAACTGTACAGGTACACTATCTATACCATACTTGTCTAGTTCTCTCATCAGAGGCTCTTGTGCTGAGTCTAACACTACTGTATTTTCGTCTACACTCAATAAGTTCATACCAATATAAGGTGAGCATGGAGGCATGTAGCCTTGCTCTGCAAGTTTGCTTCCTTGTACAACACAATCATCAAACCAAATCTTGTCCCATTTTTTAAACATCTCAGGACAGTTATCAGGTGTTACCCTGCTACTATTCATTAATACTAATCCTGGTCTAAGTGGAACAATAGTGCTGTCAAAATGTGCAAAACTATATAGTTCGCTGTAATGCATTTTATAACCCATAGGTTCAACTAATCTTTTTAACCACTGGTAACCTTTCATGTTTCCTGAATTACTAACTTGGTATAATAAGTCTTTTCCAACTCTTACTATGTTCGGTGCATCAAAACAAATCTCATGGTTAAGTAATGTTGGTTTGTCTTCTATATCTTCAAATGTGTACATGTCATCATGTAACTTTGGTTTAGGTGCTGACATCCATAAAGCACCATCTTCAAATGCTTCATACATAATGTCTTCGTATAATCTTGTTTCAAAGTATCTTGCTCTTACAGGAGTAGGAGTTTCTATAAGCATGTCGCCTAATGGTAAAATTAAATCTCTTGGACACCAACTATACCAGCCTTTTGATTGCCAGCCTTGTCCAATATCGTAACTTTTTTGTTCCCAATCAATGACTTTAGGCCTATGAACTTTTACACCCATTTTACTAAGTGCATCTGCAAGTCCGTCTGCATCTTCATTGGCTTCGTCAATTACCCATTGTGGGTAAGGCCCTTCTAGTTTTTCTACATCTTCTTTATTAAAATTAGCATAACTAAAACTTCTTGCTGAAATATCTGTTGCTATTCTGGAATGGTCTGCTCGACCTACAATGATTTCCTCTAAAGGGTCCCAATCATTGTGTGAACTAACTATCATACATTTGTCTCCTGTGTGTATTATGTTACTATTTATTTAACAATCACCTAACCAGTCCGAAATACAGACTCTGTAGTTTCCTGATACTCCCCTATTATATTCTGAATGTCTGATATCGTCCCCTAGACCAAATATCATTGTATCTGTCCACACTAGGTCTTCGTTAGAACATATTGTTTCGTATAAGTCTCTATACTTTTCCCAATTATAATCAGGCGAAAAGTTTCGCATATACTGTACACCTAATGCCATGCTATAATTATTTTGCATTTTTACCTCATTGAGCATACTTACGCCATCATCAACATAATCTCTAGTAAATCTAATACCTACTCTGTGATTTTCTAATGTAAAGAAAGGTTTACTTAAACTACATGTTACTTCTTTAATAGCAGGATATTTATTTAAATCTATATGTACAAATTTACTAATTCCCCAATACGCCAGATCTAGGCATACAGGTATATCCATTACATTACAGACTTTCATTATGTGTTCAAAGTCAGGGTGTATACAACCAAAATCGCTAAATGGTGCACTTATTAGTAATGCATGTAATCCTGGACCTTTTAATATACTTTCTAGATGATGTGGAGAATGTAGATTTTGAAATTGTACATGTTTGCCTAAACAGGCATGATATTGAAAGTCACCGTTCAAGACTATTATTTCTCTGTCTTTACTATGTCGTAATATAAATTGGTCAAACGTTTGACTGGTGCCTTGTGTGTAATCTGCATGTTTAAATTCGTTTAATCCGTTAAGGCTTTTTGTATCTGAATAGTTAAGCCATTCTCTCCAGACCTTTTGATATTCTTCGAGACTTACATTTTTTAAATCATTTTTATCTAGATGCCAATGGAAATCTTGTATTTCTTTATTTCTAACAGGTCTTGCTCCTCTAACTGCAGGCATTATGAATCTCCTGGAAAAAGTTTTCATTACTTTTCCTTCTAAATGTTCCGTCTACTAAATGATTATAATTAAACTCTACACTATCTTTTGTTTTTTCTAATAGTTCTTGATAAGCAGTAGGGCTTAGATTTCTTATATATTCAAATACAGTAAAAAATCCTTTTACTCTATCTAATAAAGTATCTGCTTCATTAAAGTTAATTGGCCAACACTCATCAAATGTTTTAAAATCTATACTTTTTAGTTCTTCGTAAATACCTTTACATCCAAATGTAATAAAAGGCTTTTTAAATGCCATAGGTATAAATTGTTTTTCATCCACATACCCATAACCGTAAGGTTCGCCACCAGGTGTAATTATTATATCACAGTCTTCATACAACCAGGGTCCAGGGATACCTCTATCATCTATATTTTTCATATCTATAATATGTGGCCTACTCATAATATTTTCCATTATAGACTTAAACATACTATCTGTAATATCTTCTTTATTAATTAATTCGTTTAAACTTGTAGCCATTAATTGTATATGATAAGGATACTCATGTTTTGTATTTGGATTGTTTGCAACTTTAGATATAGCATTTGGACCTAAACTGTAAAACCTACCATAAGTAATATCTTCTAATCCCATAGCACTATTTTCTAACATAGTAGAAAATAATAATCTGTGTGACCTACAATTTCTTAATGTACATAAAAATTTATTTGGTACAATATTATATAATCTTTTTTCCCTAGGCCCCATTGTCCTATTCATTTCTAAATGTACTTTATTAAATTCTTTTTCCTCTGATAAAAATGTCATATAATGAACTCTATCAAAATACCAAAGTTTATGTATTTTAAAGACATTTTTAACTCTTGATGTATGAGTTGTATAGTGACCAAAATAATCAGTGGTTTCCCCTGATCCACTTAATATAATTTTGATGTTTGGGTTTGCTGACCCTAATTCTGCGAAATAAATATTTGCATCAAAGAAATAAGGTTCAGTACTAGAATAAAATAAAAATGCTAAATTAGGTAAATTTAGTGAAAGTATATGCTGTACTACTTTATCTATCTCTTTACCAAAAGGTGATAGTTCGTAATATTTACGATTTTCTATTGTGATGGGAAAACTTTGTATATCTATAGGAACAAGTGTTATATCATTACTATTACATTTAGATACATCACCATTATTAATTATATTAATATCAAACATTTCGTTAAATGGATTATAGTTTTGTTCTAATTCTATTTGTGTTAGTATATGTAATGGCAAAGGCTCACGGCCTGTCCAACCATTGGCTTTATGCTGTTCTATTGTTTCATCTGTAAACTGAAACCCGTCATGTAAATAGAATATATTAATATTTTTCATAAGTTATCCTGGCGGAAAGGGAGGGATTCGAACCCTCGGTACAGTTACCCGTACTCCTCCTTAGCAGGGAGACGCTTTAAGCCACTCAGCCACCTTTCCGTTTTTTATATTTATCGTTGTTATATACAGTTATAATTATATTACGATAGGATTCGTAAAGGCGATAAATAGTACTATGCCAAAAATAAGTTTATGGAATCCAGTCAAAACAAACGACTACTCATTCACCGATAGAATTGTCGGAGAGCATTTATATGCCGGTGGTACCGGGGTACATATCCATAAATATTTAGGAGTACATAACTCACCTGATGAAAAAGACCCTACAAGACCTAGTAGTGCCGCAAATGATACAGAAGTTTTTATACAAGACTTGTTATTCTTAGAAAATAGAGATCGTAAATACGATAAAGACATTTACGAATTACGTGGACAATATAATCTTGGTGACGGTGATGCTTTTGATTTAACACAATTTGGTATGTTCCTTGCAAACGATACATTAATGATGAATTTCCATATTGAAAGTATGGTAGAAGCAGTAGGCAGAAAGTTAATGGCAGGTGATGTTTTAGAGTTGCCGCATTTAAGAGACGACTTATTACTAGGCAGTGACGAAGCAATCAATAGATACTATGTAGTAACAGATGCCAGTAGACCAGCAGAAGGGTATGATCCTAGATGGTGGCCTCACTTGTGGAGAGTTAAGTTAGGACCAATTACAGATTCACAAGAGTACAGAGATATTCTTGGAACTGGTGAGGAAGAGGAAGATTTAAGAAACTTAATAAGCACCTATGCTAATGATATTAATATTAATGATAAAATTTTAGAACAAGCAGAACGTGATGTACCGTTTGATCCTCAATTTAGAAATACTACACATTTATATTTTGATGAAACTGTACCGGACAAACCAAGTATAGACTTCGGTGGTGCAGACGGCACACCAGTAAATGGTTTAAGTTTAGTAGGTAGCGGAGCAACATTCCCTACTTCAGGTACTAGTGACGGTGATTACTTTTTAAGAACAGACTTTAGTCCAAATAGATTATTTAAAAAATCAGGAACACGTTGGTTAAATGTAGGTTCAGATGGTCGTCAGGCTTGGTCAGCGGCAAATAGAATACTAGCAACCTTTATTAATAATGATAATATTACTAGCGATAGTGACGGTGGCGAAGCAAACGAAAAAACAAATTTAAGTAAGGTTATTAAACCTAAAACGGATAACTAATGGCAGGTAAGAATTTAGATTATTGGTATGATGAACAGATAAAACGTTATCTAATTCAGATCATTAGAATATTCTCTAATTTTAAAGTAAGAGAATACACCAAGACAGGTGCAAGTTATAATAGAGTACCTGCACGATACGGTGATGCTAGTAGAATGGTAGCAAATATATTGCGTAATAATTCTGAAAACGTAATTAATAATGCTCCGTTTATAAGTGTTACAATACAAAGTATACAACCAGCAAGAGATAGAATTGCCGAGCCTTTCTTTGTTGATACTAATCAAATAGCAGAAAGAGAATATGACCCAGAAACAGGAACATACTCTGCTGAACAAGGAAATTTATACTCAACACAGAGATATATGCCTGTGCCTTATAATCTTACAGTTAATGTAGATATATGGACTACTAATACTGACACAAA